ACGAGCAGATGGCCAGTAGGAGTTACAGGAATTGGGTCTGATTCAAATCAAGAGTTTATATACGGTGATACACCAGACCATCCTTTGCTTGACCTAGCACCAGCGGACCCAGTGCAAACAGCAGTACAACAAATGCCCTATTCTTATAAAGGTATTACTGCTCAAGATATTATGGACTATTCAGGAGAAGTAGGTCAGCTTACCCCAGAACAAATGGCAGTTGCTGATGTGAACCAAGACGGTGCAATTGATCTATTAGACGCTATATGGATTAACCAAATGGCAGAAGGGCTTAGAGACCCTAATTCTTTAGAAGGTATCGATCAGCCTGTACCACAACCACCAGCACCACCTCCAATGATGCCCGACCCAGTACAAGCAGCCGTAGACAAATTACCAGGAGAACCAGGCTTTCCAGGACAAGAACCAAAATTTCCCGGAGTACCTCCTGTTCAGATTCCAGAGCCTGTAGGTCCAATAACAATGCCACCACCTCAAGTCCTCGGAGGACCTCCAAGTGCATCGGGTTTACCAAATTATGGCGACTGGAGTCCTGAGGACTTGAGGAACTGGAGTCTTGAGGAATTGGAGAGTGTTACAACACCCCCACTACCCCCAAATTGGCAAACGAGAACTCAGGCAGAGATTTCTGCTTCAAACGCTCCTTACTTTCAGGTTCAAAGGGAGATTAGGAGACGGGAACAACTGAAAAAGGCGATTGAGAAGGGTCCGTATGCAAACATCCCTGGCTTTGGTGAAGTTTTTAGTATTCCCTCGGTAAGTGGTACTTCTAGGTATGTTGATGCTTCTGGCAACAGTATACCGAAAGAATTAACTTCTGAGTGGGGAAGAGGAAGGCATGGTGAGTTGTACATACCGAATGAATATAGGACAACGCCTGATCCAGTACAAGATGCCGTAGACAACATGGACTGGGGCGGAGGAAGAAACGGAGATATGGTTAAACCACCAACACCAGGAATAGGTACAATAGACCCAGAAGCACCCCCTCCCGCTTGGCCAGCAGATAAACCATGGCCGCCAGACAAACCAATATTTGGTCCCGGTGTCGGACCAATGTGTCCGAGTCCAAAAGAACACATACAGCTAGCAAACAATGATTGGATATTAGCTGGAGAGCTTAAAGTAGGCGACGAAGTTGTTACTTCAGAAGAGCCTCAGAAAGTAACCAGAGTGCAAAGAATTGAAGGCGCTCCAAGATGCGAAGTCCTGTTTGAAGATAGCGATAGCATTGTTTCTTCTTACAGTCACCCTTATTTTGTCAATAGTAAAGGCTTTGTGGAAGTAGGCAATTTGGAAAAGGGAGATATAATCGGCGACTTGGTAGTAAAGGACAAAAAACCATTTTCGGATGGTCCTGTCATTAGTCTCTCAGTCGATAAAGCAGAAACCTATGTGCTACGAGGTGGAACCGAAGAAAATCCAGTACCTGCGTTGTCACATAATAAAACAATAGAGATGCCAAAACCACGGCCACCACAGCCACCTACTCCTATGGGAGAATATTTACCACAAGATCATCCATTTTTTCAATCTCCAGAATATTTAAAATTTCAAGAGCAAGGTGGAATGGGGACGATGGATATGTATACTGCTAGTGATGGCACGCAATTTGGTTCTGGAACAGTAGGCAAGATGTATGAGAAATGGCTGCAACAATACTCTACTCCACCTACACCTGTTACTCCGACTACTCCTGTAACAACGACACCTGTTACTCCGACTACTCCTGTAACAACGACACCTGTTACTCCAGAAACTACAGCAGTACAAGGCACAACTATGGAAGAAATGCAGAAAATGATTGCTGATATGCAGGCACAAATGCAAGAACAGGCAGCAGCAAGAGCAGCTCAAGAAGCACAAATGTCAAAAAACTACATGATTTCTGATGAAAGAATAGGCTATAATCCCTATTTAAGTGGTCAGTATCAGCCTGATCCATACGGTCCCGGAGGGGTTCCAGATATGGGGGGAATTACGACCATACCCGTACCACAGCCTTTAACAGGAATTGGGTACGCAAACTATAATCCGAGGAGGAAAATATAGATACTTTAGACTTCGCGACAGCTGTAACGCGCGCAATAGGCAAAAAAGAACAGCAAATTCAAGAAATGATGACCAATGGTGAAGTAAAAGACTGGAATCATTATCGAAATCTTGTTGGCCATATCGAAGCGCTCAACTTCATTCGCGAAGAAATTAGATCCATTCTAAAAAAACAAGACATAGACTATGGCTAATACAGCGTTACAAGAAAAATGGGCTGAAGAGGAGGCAAATAAAACTCCTTTAGAAAAAGCTTATGATGAAGGAACGACTCTTAATCCAAAGAAAATAGGAAATGAGCTATTGGAACAATTGCCTGATCCAACAGGATGGCGAATTATGATTCTTCCTTATCGAGGAAAAAGAAAAACGAAGGGAGGAATTGAGCTCACAGAAGAGACGCTTTCAAGACGACGAATAGGCACAGTTCTAGGCTATGTTTTAAAAGTAGGTCCTTTGGCCTATAACGAAGAAAAATTTTCAACTGGACCTTGGTGTGAAGAAGGGGACTGGGTATTGTTTGGACGTTATGCCGGTTCTCGTTTTCAAATTGAGGGCGGTGAAATAAAAATACTCAACGATGATGAAATCATCGCTAGAGTACCCGACCCAGAAGCAATTCTGCACCAACTTTAACATGAGGAAAGACCCATGCCAAAACATAAATTAAACTTAAACCCTGCTGAAGAACTTGTACCCATTGACGATTCAGGTCCCGAAGTAGATGTAGAACTATCAGAAGATGCAGTTCCTTCTTTTGAGGCTGTAATTCCTTCAAAGCCTATTTTGGAAACTGCACCGGAAGCAGAAGTAGAAGAAGAAAAAGTAGATGAGCACGAAGAATATAGCAAAAATGTAAAAAAACGAATTGACAAATTAACAGGAAGATTACGCGAAGCGGAACGAAGAGAACACACAGCAACTCAATATGCGCAAAATGTGTATAAAGAAAACGCAACACTAAAACAGCAAAAACAAAACATAGACGGTAATTATATTATTGCAGAAGCCAATAGAATTACTGCTGAGACTGAAACAACAAAAGGACTGTTAAAAGAAGCGAACGAAGAACAAAACACAGAGAAACAAGCAGAAGCACAGCAAAAATTGGCGGCTTTAGCAGTTGAGGCCCAACGCGTACAGGCACTCAATCAAACTAGAGCGGTCCAAGAGCAACGGCTTTCTGCACCTCAACAGTACACACAACAACAACAAACCCGTCCAGCGCCCCCTGATCCTAAAGCAGAAGCCTGGGCAGAAGACAATTCTTGGTTTGGAGAAGATCGAGCTATGACCATGACTTCGTTTGTAATTCATCAAGATTTATTAAATGAAGGATTTGACGCCACTAGCAAGGAGTATTATAGTGAGATAGATAAAAGAATTCGTGATGAATTTCCTCATCGTTTTGATGGGGGAGCTAATCAGGCAAATCGTCCCGTTCAAGCGGTAGCTCCTGCGAAACGCAGTGCTAAAGTTGGGCGCAGAACTGTGAGACTCACACCTTCACAGGTAGCAATAGCTAATAAATTGGGTGTGCCTTTAGATGAATACGCGAAATATGTTGAATAACGTGGAGACAACAATGGCAGAAAAAAATAAAGTCGACGCAAGTCGCAAACCACGCGAAGCTCAGACTCGTGAGAAAAAAGCTACGAGAAAACCCTGGGCACCGCCATCCGCTTTGGATGCACCGAACCCTCCCGAAGGACACGTTCACCGTTGGATCAGAATGGAAGTCAGAGGCTTTGACGATCGTAAGAATGTCATGGCTAAGCTTCGTGAAGGATGGGAGCCTGTGAAAGCAGACGAATATCCTGATTTTGACACGCCAATAGTGGAGGAAGGAAAATTCGAGGGAGTAATTGGAGTCGGAGGACTGATTTTATGTCGGATTCCGATCGAAACTGTACAGGAAAGAAACGCCTTTTTCACTGCAAAGGAACAAGGGCAGATGGAAGCTGTAGATAACGATTTGATGAAAGATGGAAATCATCCTAGCATGTCAATTAGTAAACCTAATAGACAATCTCGCGTAACAATTGGCGGAACTCAAGGTTCATCGAACTAAGAGTTCTTTAATATTAATTCTTGAGAACAGAGGAAAGTTTAAATGGCAAATGTAGATAAAGCCTTCGGGCTTAGACCCTACAAGGGTGCCGGGTGGCCTGTTCAGCAAGCAGCTAAATATTTAATCAACCCTTCCGGATACGGTACAAGTATCTATCAAGGGGACATTACTATATTCGCAAGTGGATATATCAACACAGCAGCAGCTAGTTCTGCTAATATTGTTGGTGTGCTTTCACATGTGTATTATGTTGCTTCTGACGGAACTCCTACCTTTAAGAATTACTATCCAGCCAGCACGACGGCACTTGGAAGTGGTGATATAGAAGCATATATCTATGATGACCCTAACCAATTGTTTGTTGTTCAGGCGGACGGTGCTTCAGCCATTACATGTATGGGCAGAAATGCTGATACTGATGGCATAGGTGGTAGTACAACGACCGGCGTTGCGACACGCGAACTCGACTCTAGCACTATAGCAACAACGCAAGCACTTCAGCTTAAAATCGTTGGTGTTGTTCAAGATGACGTTAATGGTGACCTCACAGCTAATAATGCAAACTTAATCGTTCTGATTAATGAGCATTACATGCGAGGTGCCGTTGCAGGTACTTAGGAGTAGTTTAAATGGCAATTAGTAGAGGACAATTGGTTAAAGAACTGCTTCCAGGCCTGAACGCATTATTCGGACTTGAGTACGATAGATATGACAAAGAACATGAAGAAATTTATGATATTGAGTCAAGTGATCGTGCTTTTGAAGAAGAAGTAATGTTGACAGGTTTCGACACCGCACCTGTTAAGTCAGAAGGAGCAGGAGTGGCTTTTGATCAAGCGCAAGAAGCGTTTACATCAAGATACACTCACGAAACGATCGCACTGGCGTTTTCAATTACCGAGGAAGCCGTTGAGGATAACTTGTATGACAGACTGTCAGCAAGATATACTCGCGCGCTAGCTCGTAGTATGGCAAATACCAAGCAAGTTAAGTCAGCTTCTGTGTTGAATAGGGCGTTCAATTCAAGTTATCCAGGCGGCGATACGAAAGAACTTTGCGCAACAGACCATCCAACTGTGGGTGGAGCTAATCTGCGTAATGAGCTTTCAACATCAGCTGACCTAAGTGAAACTTCATTAGAACAAGCACTAATCGACATTGCAGCTTTTACTGACGAGCGTGGTTTGAAAGTAGCGCTTCAAGGAATGAAATTGATTATTCCTAAAGAACTACAATTCACTGCCGACAGGTTGTTGGAATCACCAGGTCGTGTGGCTACGGCGGATAATGACATTAATGCTGTTAAGAACATGGGCATGGTCCCAGAAGGCTATACAGTAAATCATTATCTAACAGACACAGATGCGTGGTTCATAAAGACTGATTGTCCGAACGGATTCAAAATGTTTGATCGTTCACCAATCAGAACTTCTATGGAAGCTGATTTTGACACTGGCAATGTGCGTTATAAGGCTAGAGAAAGATACTCGTTCGGATGGTCTGACCCCCGAACAGTATTCGGTAGTCCTGGAGCATAACCTTTAATGGAACCTATGATGCGGGGGTTTCTTACTCAACCCGCATCAACCTTAAGTTTTTCTTTATCTTTATCTTTTTTCCAAGTAATATATTCTTTACATCTAGGTAAAACTTGTCCTATAGACTGACCTAGCAGACAAGCCAAGACGATAGGACTTATTTCCAACGGAGGAAATTATGGCAAAAACAACCTTTGCGGGACCGATAAGGTCTCTTGCTGGTCTTATTAATGCGGGCTACAGTTCCGTTGTTAGTCTAACAGCAAACACAACTATAACGGTGGCTTCTCATGCCGGTAGAGTATTGTTATGTAATGATGCGGACGGTGTATTTACACTTCCCAGCATTGTTGTAACAGAACCTACTGACAAAGGAGATCCAAGCCAATTATGTAATCTGGGTGCCCAATTTACTTTTGTTGTTGTGACAGCAGCAACTGATATGGATATCGTAACAGATGGCACAGACAAGTTTGTCGGTGGCGCTTACACCGGAATTGATGACAGCGCAGCAGGTAAAACTTTTATCTCTGGTGCATCTAATGACACCTTTACACAAAATGGCTCAACCAAAGGTGGTTTGGCAGGAAGCATTGTAGTTATTACTGCAATAGGAAGTGCTAAATACCATGTTGCAGCACAGCTACTTGGTTCAGGA